TTCTCCTCTAGCTGGTTCCACAGGTCCATAGAACTACCTTCATCCCGTGTCATAGCACCGGGACCCATCTTCTTATTGCCCAGTCCAATATCATAGGATAGAGGTAGTGGTTCTTGTTCTGGGAAATCTGACCAATCTACTTCCTTACTAGCACTACCAATAAACTTACCATTCTTATCGAACCTATCAGGGTTCATTACTCCCTTATGACTTACGTGACTTCTCTCTGATGGGAGTTTAGTAGTTATGTCTTCTCTACTTACAATTACGCCTCTACCATCCTTAGTAGTGATGCTAACAGCTCCTGAATTCCATCCAATGACTCGGCCAAACTGACCCTTCAAGTGAGGAAACTTCTCCAAGAACTCAGGAGTGAAATCTCCCTCAGTAATACCATGTATAGCATCCTGCTCCATATTGTGGATAATAGCTCGCTGGTCTACTAAGTCCTCCTCAGTCATACCAGTGTCAGGATCTACTATCTTCTTACGATCTCCTAGCTTGTAGAATCCCGGTACATCCTGTGCATCTTCCCATTCTTCAATAGCCTTAGCTACATCAAATGGTTCCTTTTCTTTAAGTCCCATCTCAGGCAAGTCCTGCTGTTCGCCTGGCTTAGCGATAGACCTACGGAATGTAGGTTCAACAGGAACAGGCATATCAGCTGATTGAATAGCTGCTTCAGGACCTACTTCAGCAGCTTCCTTCTCCAGCTGAGTTAGTTTATAGCCAGCATAGTTAGCTAGCTTATTGGCTATATGAGCCAGTCTAGGATGGCTAGTGGTAAGACCTGCTCCCATTCTAAGTAAGTCATTATAATTTTCTTGAGCTTTCTGTACAGTATCAGCAGCATCTACCTTGTCCATAGATGCTCTGAAAATCACTGCCTGATCATTGTCTATCTGACTTGCCACATCGGGATCAATATTCAAGCTAGCAATGGATTCTCTAGACATATTCACTACACGCCGAGCTGCATAGTGAGCTAGTTCACTATATATCTCTGCCGACTGTCTATCTCCTTCATCAGCTGCTAGTTCCGTTTGATCATCAAGATCTGCTACTAGTTGGTTAGTTTCAGCAACAGTTTTAGTCTCATTGATTCTATCCATCGTTGCTCTGATAACAACTTTAGTCTCATCAGGCAAGTTAAAATCATCAAGACCTGACAGTTCACTAATATCAGTTATAGCAGACTGTACCTTAGCTACCGCAGGGATAGGTACTTCAGGTGGGGTAGGTGGAGCACTTGGATGTACAAGAGTACCCGGACCAGACCTATCTACTAGCTCCAGTTCTCCACTAGTAAGTCTGTCATTAATTTCTTTTAGTCTATCTCCATTCAATCTATCTTCCCACCAAGTTGCACCAGTTTCAGGATCAGACAATTCAACAGATTCACCAGCCTTAATGAATCCCTCTGAACCCTGATTTCGTCCTACATTTCTTTCTTCAGATGGGAATATAGGTGTATTAGCCCAACCTAATACCTGTGAGTTGTCCATCTTAGTATTACGTACTGCTACATTAACGTCACCCGGACGTACAGCAGGCATCTGGTTGGGATCTTCCTCCCAATCTAGTGACTTCAAGAAGTGGTCAAACTCAATCCGTTCAAATACACTCATCTTATCGAGATCACGCCAGTTATTGGAATCCTTCATCCACTGTAGGTGTGCCTGTCCCTTAGGTCCATAGCTAGATGGATCAATTGGATGCGCGCCCATCATTCCAGTAGGTGTAGTAGGTCCAAATCCTGGAGTTACATTCTTCTCGCTATCAGCACCCCACGTAATGTTCACCAACTCATCATCGGTGGGTTCTCGTCCGTTCTTCTGTACAAACTCCAGATATGCCTTGTTTACTGCTGCACTACCTGGTCCATTCTCCTGCTGTGGTCCTACAGGGAATGGGATTTCTAGTTGGTTAGGATCAGATGGTGTAATGTTCTGTACACCCTGCTGAGCACGCATGTCTCCAATACCCATTGGTGGTGGGTTAGGATTCGCGCGTGTAGGTCCAAATGGTAGACCGGGCTGTTCGTATACTTCAGTAGGCTGGTATGTTGGTGCCTGTACATTACCACTCTTAGGTGGCCACTCTACATTACCCTCACGACCAGGTGCGCGTACATTGATGTTACCACCTGGCTGGCTGAAATTACGGAGAATATCATCTAGTTTAGGTACAGCAGCTGAATTAATTTGTCTAGACTTATCAAGTGCAACATCATGTAGGGCACCAATAAGTTCAATATGATCCGGTGAATCACGTAGACTATAATCTCTAGAAATTTCAAGGTTATTGAGATTATCCCTAATTATTTCAGGATCAGTCTCATTCATTATCAGTGCTTCAGCTCGATCAAATAATTCCTGTACCTTGGGATCATCAGGAATACCCTGACTTAACTGAGTACGTAAATCTTCCACTACATTGTGGAGATAAACTTTAGGAGCAGGGAATTGTGCTACTCTACCAGTAGGTTCACCAGCAACAGCACCACGTCGAATTGCTGCATCAATCTCCTGTTCAGTAGGTGGACGGCCTAGCATACGTTCAAGCTGAAGATACAGATTACTTACATCAGCTGAGCCAGGTCCACCCTTCTCAATCTTACCCGGTCCCTTTTCAGCTTCTCTAATACCCTTAGCCAACCTACTACGCCATGTCTCCCGACCCTTGAGTGGTGCAGGATTAATCTTAGATGCGAGAGCCTTATATGATGCATCTGGAGCCTTACGACCATCCAGATACTTCATACGCGCCTTTAGATCCTGAATGAATGGATCTTGTGGCGGTGGTGGAGTGAATCCCTTAGGTAGCTGAACAGTCGGAGTTACTGGAGCCTGAGTGGGTACACCTACATTTGTACTAGATTCGGGAAGTCCAAATGGATTGGGTAAAACTTCTCCCTGAATATCAGCAGGTCTACCCTGTTCAAATCCACCACGACTATTGATTACAGCCTGATGCGCATCCTCCATCTTCTCCATCTGAGCATGATAGGCTTCACTTACTTCAGGTGGAGGTGTGAAAATTTGACCCGGACCAAGTAGTTCTTCCTGCTCACTAATCCATTCAGCATAACTATTCCTCACCTCTTGCATCTTGTCATATGAGGCTTTAATTATAGGGTCAGTTTTACCCTCATAGACACTTAGATTACGCTGTGATCTAGCCCAATCCTCATTCTTATCTACTTCAGCCTGATTTCCTACTCGCTGTACTGGAGGCACATCAGCTACAATTGGACCCGCACTATCGAGTGCGCGCTGAATATCCCCTTCACTGGAGGTGATATCATCCTTCCAACCTGGACTACCCGGTCCTTCAGTAGCAGGGAGAATCTCTCCTTCTAGTACATTCTTCTGAGGAGCCTCACCATATGGAGTAGAGCCAGCTAGTTCTGGATCACCTGCTCCACCCTTATTGAAGTTAGGATCAGTATAAACAAATGCATTCTCAGCAGGAGTATCAACAGTAGGCTCCTTAATGTACTTATGCGCAACATCCTTACGGGCCATTTGGAAATAGCCCTCAGAACTGCGATCAACCATTACATAACCCTGATTACGCCATGCCTCAATAGATGCTATATCAGGATTCTTGAGTGTGATTAGTTCATCTGCACCCTTAGGTCCGGGAGGCAATTGATTAGATTCAGGACCATTGTAAGTATAAGTAGGAGTATCATCAAATGGTACATTTGCAGGACGTGGACCAGTTGGTGGTACATAGTTAGAGTTTACAGTCTTAGCTCCACCTGGAATATTACCAGTAAATAGTGGATTCCTAGCAGCTCTGTATGCCTGATATCCACGAGCACCTAGGCCGTGAGCTAGACCAAAGCCAAGACCAAGACCTGCACCAGTAGCACCAGAACCAATCCATTCATTAGCACCAGGAAGATTTAGATTACCAGTTTTATCCCAAATAGCCTTATCACGAATCATCTTACGCGCGGGCGCGTTAACTAGACCTTCAATACTACCAATAGTACTCTGTTCAACTGCATTAGCAAGTATCTTTCTAGCACTAGTTCCCTGAAGTCCCTTACCAAGTGGACCTACGGCAGCATTTACACCAGCTTCAAATAGAGTAGATCTCCAGTCCTGCGGCTTACCTGCATACCAATTGGCGATTGGATCAGTAATGAGTGTACCTGCTGCACTACCAGCAGACTGTCCAACCTTCATACCAAGAGGCACAGTACCCGGTGCGGCAGGACCACCTAATAGTCCAGTACCACCACCGATAGCACCGCCAATAATACCACCAAGGAGAGGACCAGACTGTCTAATAACATTCTCTCCAGTGAACAGGTCTCTAAGACTAAACTCAGGATCAGACTGTTCATAGTCATCTGGATTAGTTGACTGTATTCCTTCAAAGTTACCAGGCTTAACTCCGAATGCAAAATCTGGCTTATAGTTAAATGAAGAATCTCCATACATACTCCCGCTGATACTAGGAGTTTCAGGAGGTTCATTAGCTAGGTTAGTACCTAGCATATCATATGATTTAGGCTTGAATGGATCGTTATTCTTTGGATTAAGCCACGGTACATTTTCATACGTGTCCGCGTATGGATTCTTCTCTTTTTCCGGTTGTACAGCCTCAACAGGAGCAGGTTCCTCTCCTGGAAAATCAGACCAATCTACCTGCCTCTCCTGAGTTTCATCAGGAAAATCTGACCAGTCTACGATAGGAGGCTGAGACTGTGCAATCTGATAGGCATTACGAGGGGATAGCGCGTTGTAAGTTCTGTTTGCCATTAATTCACGTACCCCTTCCTTATCGCCCACTCAATAGCTGCAGGACTTGGCCTTTTACCCTGACTACGCAACCATGCTTCAGCTCTTTGTGCTCTTGCAGGATCAGCACTAGCTAATGGAGTAGGAGTAGGAACACCGGGTGGTGTCGGAGTAGGTGGTGGAGCTACAGGAGGAGCAGCAGGTGGAGTAGGAGCAGCAGGAGTTGAACCATTAGGAACAGGTACATAGTTAGGGAATACTCTCTTCCTAAGTGCATCATACCTGGCCTGAGCCGCAGATCTATCCCTGATTATACTAGATGCAGGTCTTTCATCGAAGTAATACTGACCATTATTACCTCTGATGATATAGTCTCTAGCATCAGGTTCATTAGCATATATTTCAGCAAGAGTATTCTGAGTATCTACCTTCTCAGCCTGTGGAGTCATAGGCTTTTCTACGGGATCACGCGGTTTACCAGTGATAGTGAATAGACTTCCTACCGGCTCGTCAGGACCGTCATCACCTTGTGGTTCTAGGTCATCACCATCCCATACAAATCTATTACCCACACTGTCCTGCAATAGTTTAGGCGTAGCTTTTGATGCGGACGTACCCGCGCGTTTTACAGCAGCTTCTGCTCTAATACGTGCAGATTCAGTAGTTGCAGTCGCTCGGATACGCGCAATTCTCTCACCAGTTTCACGCTGAATCATGAGTCTTTCACGTTCAGGAATCTTCCCAGTGTCTCCAACGATTTCATTCTCTCTTGGATTAGCAGGATTCCATGCAATAGCCTTGGGACCAGAGAAATCAACCTTCCAGTTAGGATGAGTTGCGATGAAATCCTTAATTCTGAGACCTTCTACTCCAAGATCATATTTCTGATCATTAGCCCTGATAGTAGCACCAGTACGCCGGTTATAACCAAATCCAGTCAAAGCATTGGCTACTACTTGGCGTTCCTGAGTATTAGCAGTACCTTCTAGTTGTGCAGCCTTATAGAATGGTTCAGCTTTCTCCTTCCACTCAGCTACACCTCTGTAATATGGCCTCTGTAGTGTCTCGTCAATAGTCTTAGCGGGATCCTTAGAATTCAGACCATATCCAGCAGCGATGAATCTATCTGTCTTGGTAGGTACATGACGCTGAGGAAATTCCTCCAACAGTCGATTATACCTATCTCTTGATGTAACATCGGGATTGTAGCTACCCTGAATAGCATTGATAAATTTACGTGCTTCTTCATCAGTATCCTTGTTAGGATCTACTGACACGTCCGCTAGTTTAGCTAGTCCAGGTGTAGGTGCTTCTTCTGGTTCCGGATTCTTAGGATCGTATGTAGCAGCATTCCGCTTCTGTCGAAGAGGCTGACTGAAGCTACCTCTATTATCTACGTTAGACTCTCCCCTATTCCGACTAGGAGTCAGTTTATCGTACCCACCCATGAGTGACTGCATCCGAATCTGGCCTACGTCAATCATGGCTTATCGTCCTCTCCTACGCGCTTCTTCCGCGTATGGATCGTCTGCTCCACCAGTGGCTCCAGAGTATCCGAAGTTCTCACCACTAGGTCCAATAGGAGTAGTAGGCTGCTGCTTATTCCTATCACGAGTTACCGCATCAGTGATAGTACTAGCGATACCCATACCTTCTTTAGCAGCACCTGTAATCTTACCAATTCGATCCATAGTCTGGTCAAACTGACCGGGTGCCTGACTAGCTAGAATCTGACTATTCATTGTATTGTTGCCGAATGTACCACCCTGACCCACAATATCAATCAACTGGTCACCAAACTTACCAGCCATACCAGGAGTGGTACCATACATGAGTCTCATACCAGTGAGTGCGTCCATACGGTCATCCATGTTAGCTCTACTAGCAGCGTTGGACGCGCCCGCATTAGATGAATCAGCACTCATCTGTGCATTAGCATTAAACTTGCCTACTTCAAGATCCGCTGCAAGTCTCTGCTTTTCAATGTCCGACATACCCTCTAGACCCTTGAGACGACCTGTATTTCTAGCCTCAGCGAGTCCAGCTTCAACATTCTGTACAGCATCAGCACCTAGCTGACCCTGTTCACGTGCCATTCTACCCTGTAGGGCGAAGGCATTAGGTGAATAACCACCTTGTAGTGAACGCTGTCTACCTACTTCACGTTCAGCGTTAGCATACGCGGCTCGGATTGGACTAACTCCACGAGCGCGCATATTAGCTACGTCAGTGGGTGAATATCCACCAGTGTTACTGAACTCTTCAAATCCTGTGTATGATTTGAATGGGTCCTTGTAACTGATAGTAGAAGGTCCCCACGTAGCTGCACCACCTCCCCCTCCACCACCTCCTGCTCCACCTGCACCAGAGGCTATACCACGGTACTGATTCATGATATCAGTATAATCACCGTAGTTAGCCTCGGCTCCACGCGCGTAGTTCTGACCCATTAGGTCAGCTACTGGACCCTGTTGACCCTGATATCGCTGGACCTGCTGATTAATCTGGTTCTGATTCGTTCCACGAGGATCACCACCAGATGATTCCTTTGTTTTATTTCCACCCATGTGCGCCTCACAAATCTAGAATAAGTGACTTTCCTCGTGGCAATCTGAACCCGTTACGCATCAATCGTTTGCTATACTTCTCATTCTGACTCCAGACAAACATCTGGTCATAGTCAGACTGCTTACAAACGAAAGTTGACGCGTCAAGAAGCTGATATAGTGCCTTAATCCTATCCTGTGGTAACCTGTCCATGTCCGTGATCGCGATACACTCAGCAATATCACGTACACCACCGATAGTTAAGACACCTTTATCATCTTCTACTACAAATGCACATATGAACTGCATGAAATCGGGTAAAAGGAACTCATATTTAAAGTGTTTTTCATGTAGTTCCTTCAATCTCTCTAGATCTGAAGGTTCAAAGGCTCGAATCATAGTTAGCTCGGTGTGTCAATACCAGCGAGTGCATTCCACAGAGTAGTAATCTGTGACTGAAGATCAATATCCGTAGCAGTACAAGTAGCCTTCTTCTCTACCTCATCATAGGTGGTAGTATTAACGATATTCACACCCATGACAATCTGAGGACCACCCTGAGTAGCAGCCTGTTGTGGACTTTGTACTACTCGCTGGGCATATCCTGCTCTACTCTGGTGATAAGGTTCACTACCTGCTTCACTAAGGATAGTACCAGCTACCATAGCGAGCATAGCCACAACACGCTCCATGAATCCACCTGGTCCAGTGTCGCGTGTAAGTGCCATCTGTTTAACTGAAACTTCTACGGCCATTGTGTCTCCTTAAACTATTCGGTAAGTGAAATGGACATACATTGCTTGTGCACCGGCAGCGTATGTTGCCTTATACTGCACATAAACGTTAGCATATAATGTACTATCTATAACAGTACCAGTTTCCACACCTACATTAGTACCCATAGATCCTGCTACTAGAGTACCGGAAGGTATATTAGAGGGAAATGGTAATGTCATATGAAAACCAGCAGTTCCCACGGCTGCTGCTTGAATAACACCTTGTCCAGATATTGTTACTACACTACCTACCCTCATATAATTCAAGGGATAGAATGCTGCTGTAATGAGATTAGATAGATTACTAGTGGAAGGCTGATAGGTACCATGTGCTAGTCCTGTATTGTTAGTAATACCAGCTACTGAAATCGTAGCACCAGTAAGTGCTCCACCGGCATTAATATTACTAGCACCAACATTTCCACCAGTTGCAATCGAACCACTAGTGTCAACTGTTACACTTCCACCAACATTAGCTGTTTCATCATCAGTTAAGAAATCAATCTTTACTGCTCCCCCAGTATGTACTAGTCGAGCCTTACGTGCATTAACTGATCGACTAGGATCATTAAGTACAACACCTGCCTGTGTTCCTCTTAGTTCTAATTGATTGGCTGCTTGACCAATACCAATTAGAGTTAATCTTTTACCTACCTGAACATCACCATTACGATAGAGAACTAGAGGTGTTGAATTAGCAGTATCTCCTGTATCATTCAACATGTAAAAAACTAATTGTCCCTCACCCTGAGCTTGTATCTCAGAACGCTTCAAACCCGATAGTGCAGCAGTATTAATAAGAGTTAGACCAGGAGTTGATCTACTAATAGTTTGTTTCTCGGTAAATACATTAGGCTGATTAGTCCATGCATTATTTAGAAGTGTATCACCTCCACCTATCTGATGCGTTGCCTGATGTGCTACTGCTCCACTAGTTGCATTGATCTTGAATTGACCAGCAACAGTAGTGTCAAAGGTAACATTAGTACCGGCTACTAGCCTTCTATGATTAGCTAATGATGCTTCAGCAACCGTAGTAATGAATGATTCAAGTAACGCGGGCGTAGGTCCAATCGGTCCCTGTGGACCCTGTATACCCTGTGGTCCTTGGCTACCTGTTGCACCTGTTGCACCAGTATCGCCCTTTACACCTTGTGCGCCAGTGTCTCCCTTAACACCCTGCGGACCTTGTGAACCAGTAGCACCAGTTGGCCCAGCAGGACCGGGTACAGTTGATGCAGGACCAGTTGCACCAGTAGCGCCCGTATCACCTTTAACACCTTGTGGACCCTGACTACCTGTAGCACCTGTTAAACCTATTGGTCCCTGTGGTCCTACATCTCCTTCAGGACCTTCTGGACCTACAGGTCCTACTTCACCCTGTATACCTTGTGGACCTTCAGGACCAGTTAAACCTATTTCACCCTGTGGACCTGCTGGACCTATAGGACCGGGTACAGTAGAAGGATCACCTTTTGGACCCTCTGGACCGGTTAATCCTATAGGGCCTTGTGGACCTGTATCTCCTATATCACCCTTTGGTCCTTCAGGTCCGGGTACACCTTGTGGACCAGTCTCACCTATTGGACCTTGTGCACCTGTAGGACCTATAGGACCTTGTGGACCAGTGCTTCCGGTAACACCTGTAGCACCTGTAGGACCAGCTACACCCTGTGGCCCCGGAGGACCTACTGGACCTACTGGACCCTGTGGTCCTTCTGGTCCTTGAATTGGTCCTAAATCAACCCATGAATCTCCGTCCCACATCCATAGGTGACTAGTATCCTCAGCCACCCACGCATCACCTATTGCAGCACCAGATGGTAAATCACCAGCAGAAGGTACACTACCCTTAATATTTACACCTGTTCCTGCTGGTCCCTCTGGTCCTGGTGGACCTGGTGGGCCGGGTACTCCACCTTCTCCCGGTTTACCCGGAGGACCTGGTGCTCCAGAACCTACATTACTTAGTTTCTCAGTTTGGACAGCCTGATACTGAACTAGTCTATCAATTAGTGTCTGTAAAAGTTGGTATACTGCATTTTCAGCCTGAGTAGTGGCCAAAACTCCCTTCAAATCAGCAAATGAAGGCTCTACCTTAGGTGATTGAAAGGCCATTATGCACCCGGATGAGAACTGTAAATTTCCTTCATGTATACAATGATTCGATTAATCTTGACATACTCATTAAATTTCGTAGTTTGAAACTCAAATGCTACTCTTTGATCAACGTAGTTAACAATTCTATTAGGCTGAATTCGGTTCTTATCCTTCAATATAAAAGGAATTAATTGCTTAACTCTTCCTATATTATAATCTATAGGTTGAACTGACATCTTCAGTTCACCATTACCAACAGCTCGAACCCTGATTGTCGAGAAGTGTTGAATATTCTCCCCGCTTGATGGCTCACTCGCAGCAGATCCTCGCATGATTAACCACCTAGGAAAGCGGTTCGGAAGGCTATCTTTATCGGTAAATCTACTTCTAAGTAATTAGTATCTAGAACTCTATCAAACCTATTTTGATTATATGGATCCAATACTGCTAGTCCACCACCTAGATTAGTCGGATTAGGTAGTGGTGCTACTGGTTCATTCCAAGGATACGGAGGTGGTGTGATTTCAGGTGGATATGCCTCATCATCCCACGGAGGCCATACACCCGGTACTTCACTACGAATCATTGCAAGAGTTTTAGTCCTGAATGCAGGATCATCAGGTACTGTAGTAGCTAGTACTAGCTTATCATTTTTATGGAGACTAAGTGAGGTCATTATGATTATCCCGAAATCCCATAATGCCCATCGAATATTCTTAGGATCTAGTCCATTATTGTAATCAGCCAGAAACATTAGGCTAGTATTACCCGGATAGGTGATCCAAATCTTCTTACGGATTGAATCATTGGCTATCTGTAATTTATGGAGTAGATTCTTGTCGAATCTCATCCAAAGATTCTCAATCTTCCAACTTAATTCTGGACGCGCGTATGTGCCATTGAACAGCATTAGACCTGACTGATCACCAACGATCAGATAATCGACGTTGACACCACCAGAGTCCAGTACATCAGCAATTCCATGTACCGTAGCACCCACACCTTGATCTACTACTTCTACTGGTCCCCATGTAGCAGGTTCATCTTGATTATCTACAACAGCGTAGGTGCGATTAGACTTGAACAGGTATAAAACGTCACGAAAATCCTGACAATTGGTGAGAGGATTTCCATCTAAGGGAGTGACAATCAATCCATCGACCTGATTAATTGCTTCAGGTTCGCCTGGCGCACTCACCCATGCAATGGACCTATTGTCAGACTTCTTAGTGTCCTCAACACCGGCTGAATCTTTTGGAAAGTGTGCATCTCCAACTACTACCATGCGACTATGATATTCAGCAAAATTAACACCAGCTGGAATCTTAGAGAAATTATCCATCAGGTGAGAAGCATCAGCTATAAGATCGCTGTCATAGTAACTGAGAATAATTTCTGTATCTGTATTATTCTCTAGTGTACCCTTTGGTACGAAGAAGAACTGATAGCCCTTCTGATCTCCGTTGTATTCAGGGATAGTTTTAGTGGATACGATATGTCGTTTTAGTGAGTAGGGAAAAGGACCAGTCGGGATGTTACTGACCTTAATAGCCCTCTTCTCATTAATGAAAGTGTTGCCACCAAAGAACTCAGGACCGGGAGCAGATAAATAACCTGTGTGTGATTCATAGACTACAGCAAGTAGATGGAATCCTGGATCACAGAATCCAACTGTGTCTGTATTAGTAACTAGTAATGCACCAGTCTGTGTACCTGGGGTAGCATTAGGTACATATACTCCCTTAGCTTCAAGTTCTGCGTCAGAAATGTCTAATGTAAAGGTAGTTTCAGCATTGGTAGTGAAGGTTTCAACAGGATAAAACTGACCATTATACGCACCGGGAGTTGACACAAACTTATCATGAGGAATAGCCTTAGTCATTACAATCGTGCGAGTAGTTGTACCCGCGGGACCAGCTGGAATATGATCCAACTGAATCATTTTCTCTCCGGGCGCATCAACAATAGGGGATGAATCAGGACTTCCTACACCACCATTGTTAGTAACACTGATAATATGTACACCTTTAGTAACTTTACCATCCTTAGCTGAATTATAGCCAATCATAGGTGCCTTTCCCTTAAGAAAGGTACTATTGGCATTAGTAGGAGGTAGTCCTGCTGCGGGCACACCACCAATTATACCTGTAAGTGGATCCTGATCACCCTTATATACATAAACACACTCATTTATCATGCCTAGCGCATAAGTTTGACCTGATTTATTGGTATAGATTTTAAAGGGACTGATATAGGCCTTATTTCCTATTGAAATGAATGCAAAATCATCTGCTCCACTACAAATACGGATTTGAAATACCTCAGTTGGACTAATTACGTGGTAAATGACTCCATCCTCTGTCATTACAACGAGAGTCTGAGCCTTTTGAGTTGTCCAGTTATAAACACGCACTAATTTCCTTAAATCAGCGGGAAATGAGGGCTTAACATAGGGTAAAATACCTGTGCGAGTCTCAATTCCAGAGTGAATGAACTGAATATTATTAGCTAGAAGGAGATGATCTGATGGACATGTCTCATCATCTCCACGACTCCATAAACCGTTAATTTCTTCAATTACAATCGGCTCATGTCCACGTACGGTCATTAGAAACCTCCACGCGCCTTCCAAGCAGCCCTAAATGGACGGTGCCGGGTCATAATCTGCTGTCTACCCTTATTGTTGATGCTATCAATTCTCTCTAGTGCCTTCTCTGCTTGTGTTTCAAGTACCTGAGCACGTTCTGAATTCTCACCAATGAACATAGCCGCGTATGCAGCAGTCTTATAAGTGAGAAATGATCGAGATTTAACACCACCCACGACTGAATCTACACCATATGGCTGTAGTGCTACGTTGAGATCACCGATGAAATGTAGTACAATTTCTTGAGGTATAATTGTACCTGCTCGATGTAGAATAATAGTCTGAACCTCCCATGACCATTGTGTATACATCCCACAGGGAAAGTCAGCGGGAGGCATATACTCAACTCTAGTCAAGAGAGTAAATGAATCAGAGCTACCTAATTTTCGTGTCCTAACCTCTTGAATCTCCACCATTCCATCTGGATAGTGAGGTACAGCTGGATTTGGATTTTCAGAGGGATAGATTGCATTAGTACCAGCAGGACAGACTATCGGCATTGAAGTAATGACTGTCGGAGTACCCTGACTATCAATCAATGACTCCGACAATTCATGAAGTGCCATTGTTAGGAGTGGCAGCAGCACTTCGTGCGTATAGTCTGTTTTTGCTGGATCATTTAGAAGCACAGCAGAAGCATCCATTACTTCTCTAGCGGTGACGTAAGCGGAAGACATGGTTACTCCTGTTAAAAGGTAGGGGAGCCATCATTAGCTCCCCATCCAATTATTAGAGGGCGCGAAAACGATTCATCAGATCCCAATATTCATGGTTCAGAGGAATATTGGATTCCTTATTATCGTATTCCGCCAGAATCTCACCGACCTTCTTGTGAAGGTCAATTCTTTCCTTCTCAGTTGCCTTCTCTTTTACCGGCAATTGAGTAGCCTTGGGAACAGGTGGCTCGAAGTCCTTCTTATCGTCAGACATTGTCTCTCCTACGACACCACGAAGGCGTACACACCAGCGGTGACGGTGCAGGTAACAGTAGTCACACCAACGAGATCATACTCCTTGATGTTGCTACTTGCCACACTCTGAGTTGGACCGGGAGGTACTGCGGGAAATGGTAGAGTGGGTGGAGCCTGTTCTACCTGAATGCGCGCATGTTCCAAGTCGAATAGAACAGTTTCAACTCGGTCAATGACCAATGCAGTATTCGTGCGATTTGGTCCCGTCTTACCCGTTACAGTGATCTGATGTCCTGCCATCTCACTCTCCTTACTGAGCGAAGGTTAGACCTAGTTCCTTAGCCTTTTCCTTGTCTACAATTGCATGACAAGACTGACAAATGGGGAACAACTGATTCCTCAATGCACCACACGCGATGCAACGTACCAGTTCCGCAGTCTGAAGATCACCCAGCCACGGTTTATTATGAATATTCAGTTCCTTACACGCGAGGCGCGCATCACCAGAGATAGCCAATGGATTACCGTTAGATCGTGACCACAGAATATCTGCGATACGAATCAATTCCAGAAACCACTTCCTCTGTCTGGCCTGAGCCTGTAACAGAAGTGGCATATGCTCCTTCTTCAACCTATCCGCCGTGTAATCACCAGGAATATAGAACAATCCCGGCATCTGGTCACTCATATTGGCAGCTAGAAGACCGTTAAGATAATCTTTAACGATACTATCTGCAATCTGGATACTCGATACCGGGATTTCCAATAGTGGTTGATTCTCGTCTATCTCTCTCCACCAAGAACTAGGGCCAACAACAAGCACGCTAGGACTATCAAAGCTACCAGGTCCAATATCAAAGAATCCAGGCTGTATTGTTGCTTTTCGCTCATGGATCTCCTTGGGCAGAATCGACACTACAGTCGATTTATCCATAGGATTACTGGGCGCACGAATAGTTCGCCGATTATTGTTGTGCTGAATTCCGGGAAATTCACCTACTTGCATTACTTAAACTCCTTGTTAGGAACTACAATAGCTTCTTTGTAGCGAAGGGCATCGCCTACTTCTGTTTCATTTCCAAATAGTTCATCATGTAGTTTAGTAATCCTCTCTTCTTTAGCACCTTCACTAGCGTCTGGATCAACATATTTCCTGAGGCTTTTCTTGCCCGTAGCCGCGTGTACCGTATCAATTACGAGCTTTGTAGGCTCCCATTTAGGTGGAAGTGGATTACCACCAGCATCTACATAGACCCACAATGGCTCATAGGATATCTTTACACCAGCTAACTCTTTCTGCTGATCATCTGGCACGAGGACCAGTTGTTCGAGCACATGAACATTGTGTAAATAACTATACTTCTTCACCTCTCTAACCACGGGATGGAGTAACTGAATCCCATTGTCGAGAGTGTCCATCATACGCTTTTCAGTCTGATCATCAGCCCAAACAATGCGGAACATAGGATTGCTCGACGCAGTATCTAGACCGAAATAATCAATAAGACGCTGATTGAGAGAAGTAAGTGGTTCCATTATGCTATCGTCCCACCTGAACCGATGAACCAGCCCTGAAACATCTTAGAATAAACCAGAGTTGTAAATCTGTGAAGGATAATGGTACTGACTCCGTAGATATTACCGTTAGGCTGTCCGGCCAAATTAATTGGTTCAGTTAGTGCAACGAGAACAAGTAATCCAGCATGTCCACCCCCAAAGTGGGGATGAATCCATTCAATCAAGGGACCACCTTCTACATATACAATGTCAGTTCTGACATGAATCTCTGTGCCAATCAGTTTAATTCTAGCTTCGGTTAACTTGGTTGTGGTTCCTGGTATCATCGCTATCTCCGAAAATAGTGGGGGCCGAAACCCCCACCAAGACTAGACACCAGAGTTAATGAGCCACTTACCAAGTGACTTGACATACACAAGCCACACTGGTCGATTGGCGGCACAAGTAATACCCACAAGGATATTACCGGAAGTATTGATAACCAAAGCACCAGTAGGAATCAGAATCAACATTCCACTAAACTGCCCACCACCAAAGTTGGGTCGAATAGTAGAAAGTGGTCCTACACCAGCGACAGTAATGATGTCAGTTTTGGCATCAATTGCACCAGCTGCCACTACTGCCGTTGCTTCCGTAAGTTTAGTCGTTGAGCCTGGAATCATATCAGCCTCTTTCCCCACCACCACCGTGAAAGAGTAAGTGGATGTTAACACACTCGTGAGGGAGTATGCAAACTAACGAGTGCCCCAGTGTTAACATCCACTTACAAGACTAATAACCTACCGGCACCGCAAGGGCGTCGATGTACGAGCAGGCCGCTGGATTAGACACGAATGTCTGCATACCAACAACCATGTAGAAGATTTCCGCCGCAGCTACACCACCAGATGCGCCACGAATCTCGAAAATCTTACGTCCATCAGTAGTGTAGAATCCGATGGGAAGAATTTCCCCGCGTCCCCACACCTCATCGACAATGAAGTCAATGCGCGTCTTATCCCAGCTATAAGATGCCTTCATGCTGGCACCAGCAAGCTGCATGTTGTTCCCAAAATACATATTCAGGCCTTCTTCTTTGGCCGTCTTCTGGATAATGGAAACAAGCTGACCGATCTCTTCATACGCCTGCATCTGGCAAGGATGGAGCCATGCAGTAGGATTGAAGTTGTTATCAATCCCTACACGGTTTCCAATCTTGTTGATTGCAAGACGTGGAAGTGGCAGTGTAAGCGCGGCGCCTCCACCATTGACTCGATTTGCACGAATCTCTGGAGTAGTTGAGCGACTAAAGCCCAACCATGTACCTGCACTAGCGTTGGAGTGATGGTAAGGCACCCCATACAATGCAGGCAGACTAGCAGGAGCAGCGATACCCGCAGTGACAATCTTGTCAAGTGGAGCCACAGCTGCAATCTGTGGAGTAATGGAGATAACCTTGTTCTCCACATCCCACTGAGTGATCACACCTTCACCACGCTTCGTGGTAAGAGTCGGATCAAAGATCTGTACAGTCTGTCCAAACCGTACAAGACGCGCACCGAATCCGTCCGTCGTCAGAGTGATGACATTAGCACCACCGGCGGGTGTATCCGTAGTAACTACTCCGATTACACCATCACCCGTCTGCATCATCTGAGAATCAAGCTGACGCCTCATCTCATCCAATGCTGTAGCGGTCAGACGACGGACAGAATTGACGATAGCCTTACGAGCATCGTCAGTAGCCCACTGCGTCAACTTGGTGTACTCAATGTTCTCAGAGCAGAACACACAATTGAGTACAGCCTTGTCGAAAGTAGGCCCACCACCTCGTCCCAGATCTCCACCATCTGGATTGAAGTACTGGAACGAACCACCCGGACGCAACTCAAGTGGTACGCGCATCTGGCGATGTGAAATCTTTTCCACATCACGCTTCTTGATGTTAGCGTAGAACTTGTCGTCACGCTCGAACAACACACGCACCTTTGGAATAACCTTTTCAAGCTCCAAAGCTGCTACCTGAGACTCAACAACAGCCATAGCTGGCTCCAATCAATCCTTCATTAGCACATCGAGTGTAGACATTCCTTGCGGAATATCCGAGGCTTTACGTATACGTCCGCTTGATGGGGCTGCGGATCGCCCGCGTGTAATTGGGCCTTTAGTGGCCGGCTTATTCTCAGTGTAAGGATTACTACTTCCCTTCAAGGCGCTATTTCGTGCCGATTTGATTACGCTTGGCAGGAGCGTCTTAGCCTTGGAGAGATACGCAGACTTAATCCTATCAGTAGATTCCTTGTCAAATCCTGTCTGAAATGCCTTTTCCCAGAGCTTATCGAGGAGACTACGGAATCTGGTGTCTTTACTGATAAGACCCTCAAGAGCATCAAAGGCTTCATTAGTTGCATGACCTTTGACGTAATCAGACATAGTACCATTCGGGTCAATATGACCATCAATCGTAGACTTCAGCACGTTATCCGCGCGTGTCTGGAGGTCATTCTTTACTGACTCGAATGTATTATAAACTCGCTGACGTTCATGCTGTTGATACTGCTTTTCCTGCTCTTGAATACGCGGATCAACCTGTTTAGCTAGTGGAGCCGGAGCAGAGAACGTCTGTGAACCAAAAATAAACTGGTTCAATATGTTAGCAGCCGACGTTAGAGGCGCACCCTGATCTCCAAGTGCGCGACCCTCCTTAACCATTGTGATGATAGTGTCTTTGATGACATTACCAAGTACATGATAGTAAGCCTGTTGATCTACCCTGCGAAGAGTAGGCAGGTAGTTATCAGCAATCTTATTAAATGCTTCACCACTCTCCTGCTTTGCTGCAATGAGGACTGAACTAATATCCCCATTCATTACCTGCTGTTCGGTTCTGTCTAGAATATTTGCCTTTTCTGCTGCGAGTTTAGCGTCCGCGACAGTTGGGAACGTTTCAGTAAATTGCTGTTCTCTATAGTAAGCCTTTTCAAGGTAGGGAAAGTCTTTAAATAGTTGCGGATACTTAGCAAGAATCTCCTTACGTCGGACTGGCGTGGTGAGTTCAAGTAAATCTTCCTCAGTAGGTGGCTTGAGTTCTTCTTCAAGTTCCTTGAGTTCATCTACTTCTACTTCTGTCTCAGATTCTGGTTCTTTCTCTTCAATATCTAGAGTTTCAGGAGCTTCTTCCTCTTCACTCAACAGTTCTAGAGTATCAAGAGGATCTGTATCGACAACACCACCAGATCCAGCACCATCTTCAGCAGCATAGAATTTATTGAATCGTAGGTTCATTCTGTCCAACTCCTAGTGGTTGACCTGTACTCTGTGGGGCACCACCATTTGCAGCTACTGGTGGACCCTGTTGGGCTCCATCTGGAGCCGTTTGTACTGGGGGCATCATACCGCCCTGTGCCATCATCATTTTCTGCTGATCCATCATTTGCTTCTGAAGATCCATATCCTTATGCATCTTCATATGAAGCAGAACATTCTCATATCCAGCCGGATTATCGAGTTTGCACAGTCTACCGGCATCACTAACTAGCCATCTCCTGTCAATATCAGCCGCAAGTAAGTGATTATCTACTTCCAACTCTGGTTCAATACTTGGAAATCTCTGAGGCGGAGGTGGAGGCATACCCATCATCATAGCTTGCTGTTCCATCATTGGATCAGGAGGCAATTCGATAGGTTCAGAGTTAATTAGCAGCTGAATTTCCTCAAATTCCTTGATTCTATCATCTTCACCAGGAATAATGTAGTCATCCAGCCCAATAGCCTTCTTAATGTATGGAATATTTTCAGGTGAAGCGAGAGTATTGGTAATTCCCTCGTTATTCAGCTGAAATAGCTCCATGATGGCGTCTTTCTGCTGATTCCACGTAATTGGGAGATTCTCATTCGCTTCAAGTTCAACTGAACCAATTTTACCATGCAATTCAGACATGCGGATGAAGACATTGACGAAATTACCGAATTCATCCTTCTGAACCGATTTTTCATCATCCTTCATTACCTTGATATAGAGAGGAATTGCCTTACCAAACACATTCTTCCACCACAAAAGGAGCATTTTCCATGTTCCCTGTAGTCTCTGAAGTGCTTGGGCTCTCGACATGCTATATTCCGAAGCAGTACGAGAGCCCGACATCTGTCCACCGAATAACGATGGCAGTGCTCCGGACACCATTTGACCAATTTCCTGTACCTTCTGAGCAAATGGGAGAACCTCTTGACTCAGAGTAGCAGTCTTTACTTCATAGAACCCTTCATGCAGAGGTTTACCAGATTTAGGAGTAGCAGGATAGATTCCACCCGGAATTACTTCTGAATTACGATATGCGTTGAAATTAAGTACCTTCGGATCAGCGAATGTCTGAGGAATACCATGCTCAATAGTCTGAAGAACTAGTGAAATGAGATCATTCGTAATGTCCTGAACTGAGGTAAGAAGTAGACCAATAGGATCAAAGTGAACATAATCTGATAGTGGATTGTGCGTGATTGTCCAAGAGTCATCGAGATTCGCATTACTAGCTTCAGCTACGAAATCATTCGCCATCTCTACTTTTACGCCATCAGGGAACTTAGCCTTCAGGTCATCACATTCGTCTTTAGTCAGAATATTGAACGCGCACGGGCGTATCCACGCATATCTGCACGTAATGTTGTTTACCGGATGTTCACCGTGATACTGCGGACTAGTGCGACCCCACTGTTCGTACAGGTCATATGAAGCACCACCTTTAGTGATCTTATCTCGGAGTTCTGGATACTTTTCGAGTACATTTGCATAATGTGTTTCATACGAGTAGATAAGGTAGTTGCATTCGGACTGATTCCGCGCCCAGACCGGCACTTTGACAAATAAACCACCATAAACTTCCATCTTTACGCGAGTTTTAGGCTCTTTAGTGACTCCCACAAGGCGAGTCATTGTAACTGTTTGCTGCTGAATATCTGGAATGACCTTCTGAGCACAACTAGGACAGACTTCAAGTCCACTATCTAGGAGATAATTGAGTTCTGCATCCATGTCATCAGGTGCATACTCATCTTCCTGTGCACTAGTGGCGGCAGGATCTGTCATGTTCTGTTGACACAGAGGACAAATCTTCACATCCTGCAACATCTTCTGATCTTCATACTGCTTACGATCTATTGTACCGTAGGATTCATCCTCGTGCGGATATGTATAACACGCGGTCATACCCTCGGTAACGAATACAAACAGTGAATGGAGCCAGAACAGGGGAATATCGTTATGCTTGAAGATAAGAGCAGCGATCTTATCTCCCGTTTTAGCGGTGATAACGTCGATAGGATTATCAGCATCATCAGGATAGCAAGTAATAGGAGGTACAGTGACAGATAGAGCAGCAATGATTGACTCAAGGTAAGCCCGGTAGACGTTGACCGGCTTGTCATAGAAACTCTGATCTGAGTCATCACTCGACTTACCAGATTCCGGAATGCGCCAGTCATGAGCTACCTCGGAGTAATATGTATGCTGGATATTCTCCCACAATAGCTTCAATCGGCGCCAAGTCCGTATCTGCCTATCACGTACACCTCTATCCTCATCGTCGAAATGATCGACAAGTTGTTTCAATAGAGCTTTAGTTGCATCATCCAGTTCTTCGGTTTTATTAGCTGCCATTACTCTACCACCGGTTCTGGATTACGCTGACGTGCTCTACGTGGGGTAAGATTGTCATACCTTCTACGTGGAGTACTCTCATCTATAGGAGGTGAAACTAAGTTCTGCTGAAATGAGCTAGGCTGAGTCTGTGGAGCCTCGTACTGTGGATAGATCGGCGGCATTGTAGTACGAACTTCTGGATCACCTTCTTTAGCTCCAGGACTAACTACATCATATCCAGCACGCCATGGTTGATTACGCAATGCCTCATTCTTACCAGCCGCGAGTGCAGCAGCCATACTAGACCCAGCATTATCACTACGCGGAACAGCCATGTTACTTCCGGCTGGTACACCATTCTGACTAGATGATGGATCACTACCACCACTTCTAGCCTGACTAATTAGACCACCAATTCCCTGAACAGCATTTATACCAGTGTTTATCCTGCCTAGAGTATTCGCAAATCCACTGACTCTACTTGCTGTATTAGCAGCTTGACCAGCCTTACTAGCACCACTCAGAGCACCACCGAATCCACCAGTTAGCGAACTAGCCAGACCAGCAGCACCAGAAGTAATACCAAGCCATTTATCAAAGCTAGAAGGTCCAAGACCCTTTTTAGCGTTTTCTCTGGCATCATGTTCAGCCCATTTCTGACCTAGCTGGTTAGTTAGACCAGTAGCCATTAGTGACGCGCCACCAGTAAAGGGCGCAGCCACATATGGAGCAGCCTGTAGAGCTATCTTACCCAGCTTATTCCAGAAGCCCATTGTCGTTACCTCAAGGTACCGATGGGAACATCAACGATGCCGAATGTCTTCAACAGCCAGAGGGTACAAAACAAGATTACTACTACACGGATAACGATCTGAATAGGCGGACTCATCGGGACATATGTCTCCAGTAGATAGAGACATAGGCCGAGAATCACGAGCACTATGATCATTGTAATCATTTCTTCCCCTTTTTCTTACCTATGATCAAATTTCCCTCTTCATCCTTGTAAACATCAGTAGATTTATACTGACTCAAATCACCGAAATTATCTAGTGGAGTAGCAGTTCCAGGTTCTTGCTGCATCATGTTGTACTTTGGATCAAAATATTCAGGAAGTTCATCCTTATTAAACCGTTCATACACCTTGAATGGAGTTCCTACATTCTGCATGAACTTCTTAGCAGCCCAATTTGCAGCACTAGATAGTGGACTACTTTCATCTTCACCAAATAATTTAGCATTAGTATTGAAATCCCACTCATCATAGATACTGTTGTATTTATCACCCTTGGACTTAATGAATTTGCCCAGTCCATCTGCTAGAGGATAAGGCTTATATTCATTTGGTCCAATTTTCATAGGTTCAGCATGAGGAAGACGCCGATACTCCATGTTATCTTGTGGTCCCTGTGCTCCTCTAGTAGGTCTTAATGGCTGTTTAGGGATAATATCACGTTCGGGATGTAGATACTGTTCTAGATAGATTCTATCTGCATCAACGTAATCACCCCAATTTGCAACCTTTTTAACCAGTTTTTCAATTATTCCCTCTTTTAAATCCATTGGATGAGGATTATCTAGAACTTTATCAGGATACTCAATTGGACCACCTTCATCATCAGGTTCTTCTACCTCATCAAACAGTGGAACATTAGGAACCCTCTTAGGATTCACCTTATGACTAGCTAGTAGCTTAGGTGTAGGCCCAAGACCAGGCATTACTGAATCCCCACTTCCTTTTCTAGATCTGCGATTTCTTTACTTCTGTCCTTCAAAATCTTAGCCTTTGCACGGTCCTCAGCCTCTAACATCTGCTGTTTCACACGCCATGGAACATACTGCGGAGTAACTGGAATGTGTTCTTCAGTAGAAATTGAGGGTGGCTCGACCTGCTTAGGCTCTAGAAGTCTATGTAATAGATCCTTACGCTCCCTATTGCTTTCATCAAGCATAGAACGCAGGATTTCACATGACTCACATGGAGTATCAGTCAGGCCGAACCACTTGTACATTAGCTGTTTCCACATCAGGGGGTTCCTTTAACCAACGATCTGGATGACATGTATATCCGCAAATTCCATTAGGCGGACATTTTGGATGAGTTAAAATCTTAGCAGGCATCCCATCTCCGCACTTGGGAAGCATACGAAAATGACCACAACCAGAACTAATGACGATAGCGACCAACAGGCTTAATCGTCTCATCTGATTCTACTTTTCCCATATTTCGGTAGAATGCAGTCCAGTCTTGAGTTTGGTGGAGCTTCTGAATGAGTGCGTCCTGGGCCTGTACCTTCTTAAACTCTTGGTCAGCGTCTCCAAAGAAGCTTTCTGCAGCATCAACCAAGTATCGCAAACCATCAATGGGGTCATCTCCATCGAATTCTGCGATATCTTCTGCTGCTTTGTTACCTTTAGGCTTGTCATAGCTACATGCTTTGATTGCTTCCACTAGAATTGGACATGCGCCGGCGAAAATCTGCAATTTCGGGATATTAGTCTCTTCCTCAACCGGATTAAAAGAGTCCAAATAGCTCTGATACTCCTTCATTCCACGGTTTCGGTGAATCCACATTGCGTATTCTTCGTCGTAACGTCCAATTTCCTGTGCATTAATCAGTTTTGGCTGCCACCGTAGGTATTCATGTATAAGTTGCTTACCAGCGATCCTACTTCCAGGGGTATTGTTGGATAACTCAATAGAAATTCCAAGTTCTGCTTCAATCTGCTCCTGAATAGTGTGTTCCTGTCCTCTATCCTGTCCCGCAGACTTGCAGAATCGAACCAGACGGGGTGATTCCTTGTCGATGTATAACTTAACATGAGGTGCCCACTCCGCAATCTTAGTTTTCACCCATGTTTGTTCACGATAGATATACACGCGCTTGGATGGAGAGATTGCACCATATCCAATCCATGTCATCGCCGCAAAACCCCAGTCACCTATGACAATCTTAGGCCACCAGTGAGGAATTTCAAACGGCGTGACTACATGAAGTGCATTCTCTGGTTCATCCTCAAACTTACGATCCCTAAACTCATCGAAGACTTGTCCCTGATATGCATCCCAATCACCTAATAGCTTCGCCTTCCTTTCAGCCTCAATTGTAATACCTTGCAGTGATTGTTTATAAGTGGGATCAATGTGCGGATTATCTTCAAGAGTAGAGTGGATGTACACCCTCTTATTTCCACCCTTACCAACAATTATTTTTCCTCCCTTAGGATAGGGCTTAATGAATCTCTTATAAGTCCAAGTGTGCCCAATACCTCCGGGCATTCCAGCAGCTCGTGTAATTGAAGGTAAACCACTATCCTTTGGTGCGCGATTACGTTGAAAGGTGATGTATGTGTATATCCACTCAGTAATTGATGTAAGTTCGTCTGGGGTATACAGACATATTTGCATTGTATCGTACTGATGTACGTCATCTTCATTCTCACAATGACCTAGAAAGATCATTGCTCCTTCGTTAGTTCCACCTGTACCACCATATTGATCTGTACGTGGGAATGTCCAGCACATTTCTGTCTTGTTAAGTGTTGCACCGAATTTACGATAAAGTTCTCGACTTCGAGGAATGATTTCGTTTCTAAGCTCAGGGTAGGTCCGACGCATGAAGACTTGTTTAAATTTGGGGTGTTCGTGCCATCTGTGTACAATTCCGTAAAGCAAAAGTACGTCAGACTTTCCCGAACCAGCTCCGCCCCCATAAAATCCTTCCTTTACTGTAGTAGGTAGTGAGAGAAATTGTTCCTGCTTAGGCGAAGGTCTCCACTCATTACTCTGAAAAGTTTTATTTAGTGTTGGATCAGTAGACATAATTACCTAGCACCCCTCCGCGGCTCCAAGCCATTCTCATCCATTACAACAGGCTGCTGTTGCATTGGTGGCTGATTCATAATATCAGTCATACCGTTAGTATTCTGTAGAGTATTCTGTGGAGTAGTTCCATACAGGCTAGACATACCTGGCATTCCCTGACTACCACCACCCATCCTCTGCATAATCTGATCAAATCCACTACCGCCAATTCCATAACCGGGAATATTGTTAGGTCCCATGTCATGTATCCGGCCATTCAATTGATTGAATGGACCTTCTGCTAGATTAGATGGAGTTTCCTGAGTATTCATAGGACCAGTTAGACCTACATTATTTGCAGCGCCCATCTGAACTCCACCAGTAGGTTCAAGTTTATTCATATTTGGTCCCGGAGACATAGCCTGTCGACCATATCCCTGAGTTGATGGACCTTCAGGAGGTGTATTGATTAGTGGCTGTGGAAGTTGACCAGCCATAGTTCCACCAATGGGCCTACGCGGACCCCCCATACCTACATTCGTATTAATTGCCCGCATCAATGAGTTTGCGCCACCCATCATTGGATTGGCCTGTTGACTCTGTGTCTGTGGAGTCCTATTCATCATGCCAGACATTACTCCACCAGCAGCCTGAGCCATATTATTCATCATGCCAGCATTAGGATTAGGCTTACCCATCATACCAGGTCTACCCTTCATGATGGGATTAGCCTTCAACTGCTGTTTTTGGGCAAAATTATTTCCTGTATTCACTCCAGCAGGCACCTGTTGGGCGAATCCCTGTCCTGCGGCATTAGGTACAGCTGATTGGATGGAATTACCACCCATTGCAGATTTACCCTGCTGCATTGTATCAAACATGCCCATTAGCGTAACCTTCCTGTAACGACTTGGGCAGTATAACCATTGGGCTGTCCATTTGTGCTTCGCACAAAATCAAAGGACAACTCTTGACCCAAATCAAACTGTTGTTCTGGATGTACTGTACCGTCGAAGTCTACGAAGGAGAGGAAACAGGCGCGCTCGCACCTTGTACGAGTATGTCCTTGATCCCCATAGAAGATACCAAAAATCCTGCCTTCATGAGAGATCCGGTGATCGAATCGTAGGGTATCTTCTGCGCACGGACTAAATACCCTGTTACCGGATTGACTAGCACCAAAATGAAAGACTCCGGGCCAGCCCATAATGTCGATTGGAACGATATTTTTTGCGACTGGGACTTCATAGAATCCAGGGTAAGTAGTAATATCTGAGTCACTCTTTACGCCTGCTCCACAGAAGTAGTTGAATCCCTGATCACACATCAATGACTGTACAGCCAGAGCACACATATGGTTGCTATCGACATCGCGACCATCATAACAATGACTTGGCTTAACGCTAACCTCATCACCAGGTCCAGTAGGCTCATCCTGTATTCCATACTTGGATGGTGGATGTCCTTCCCATGGACATGAGAAGATATGTCGGATTCTATCGTGATCTTCTGCGCCTCTGTATCCATGGATCGCATAAAAATCTCCACCACACCAAGCTGCAATATCATTAGCATGTTCGGTGGGTGGAGCTGTAGTTGTAACTATGACTGTCGAGCATTCCGCCGTGAAACATTCGAGTGCGTCGGAAATCTCTTCCTTACTATTTGCACCCGTTTGCCACGCTTCATTTCCACCGAATACATACGCGGCTGTTTTATGTTCTCTGCCTCGGAGGTGTCGTCCAAGTTCTCTAAAGAACTCTTCGTGATTACCCGACCAGAGTTTATAGTCGCCAAGGTTATAACCTCCTTTCATTCCATACTTATCTAGCAGATCACCAAGTCGGGAAAGTTGGCCCCAGAAATCCTGAGTATAACCAGGACCACACTCTCTACCTGACCAATAATCTCCTAGTGTACCAAGATTCATCCAGAAGTGAATGAATGGATATCCTGCTTCTTGTCCTGCCTTTATAATACGCTCAGCCTTAGTAGGATCACGTACGAAGACACTAAACAGGTCACCAACATGAAGCCCAATGGGAAGAATACGATTGTCCTCATCATCCACGAAACCTGCTTCATCTATGCGCAGTTGACCTTTGATTAGTGATTCTACAGGAGAGAAGAAAGAGATAGGAGGATCAGCAGTGAATGTCTCATATCCACCTGGTTCAAGTGATGGCTCATCCTCAAACATTGGCTGTTCAAGAACTACCTGACCATTGGGCCATACTTTAATGAAATAGCCTGGCCTACAGACTGACTCGAATGAGACTTTCTTACCATTGTCCTGAAGAATTAGAAGGAACTTTTCCCATCCACCTATTGAAGTACGATTAAATGCAATGATTCCATCCTTACCTTCATTCTCACAGCATGCATAGAATCCATTAGCTGACTTGATTCCATAGATACCTGATTCGTCAGAAGGAACTATTTCAAAAGTTTCCCACGCGCCCGCAGAATCTCTAGTTGCAGTCATCCAACCAGCAGGTCGTCCGTCAATAACTCCCGGTGCGTGTCCACCATCCTCCGCGCATGCGAACTTACCGTGGTCTGATTTAAGTGTAGTCATATATCTTCTTCTTTCCTGTTAGTCTCAAAGAGACTATGCACGCTTCAAATTAATCTGAACACCGGATGTAGCAGTACGAATAAACGTACCATCAGCCAGTGCAGATCCATTGGTCATAGTGAGCGTGATACCCGGAAACGCGTAGGTGAAATCATTACTCACTTCGAGTAGTGGAGCACCATGTGTAGAGAACACAGTACAACGCACAGCAGGAAGTGCATACACTACATTGGCTAGTAGTGTAACCATCTGACCCAAAGGAAGAAGTTGTGTGGGCATCCGTCTCTCCTAAATGGCTGTTACGTTAAAGAAAACCGGATAAGAAAGATAATGACCATTAGCAGTCTTATTCTTAACCCTAATTACTGCTACTCCAACAGGCGCACTCGTGAGATCATATGATGTAGTTAATTCAGTAGATGATACGCGCGTAGTAGGAACCTCCACACCATCCCATAGACCAGGATTATTAGCTGATTTAGTTATAACACAACCAGTAAGGAAGTTAGCCCCATGAACATGGAGTGTCTGAATACCAACTATTTCCTTAGACATTGTAACAGGCTGAAGTGCACCAATGCGCGGAGTGTCTGGATGAGGATTAAACGTCAGTGTCATTCCATTGGAAATGATATTACCCGGATTAACTACATTAATAGTTACGCCAAATGCTTCTTCAAAACTAATAGTTGTTCGGATTTCAGTAGGACTAATGAAATTCATGTTGCCATTATTGAATCCATTCTTGTATACCTTACAACTAGGATGGAAGTCTGCACCAGTTAATGTAACTATAACTGGATCAACAGTATTAACTACACTAGGATTCAATCCGAGTAACGTAGCTTGTAATCCTGAAGTCTGATCCTTCTTAGCCCACATGCATACGATTGAATCATACGCACGTTTAGCCATCTGCTGATCTGATCCACAGATACGCAGAATGTGTTTAAGTATATGATCCTCTGCCGCGGTAAGAGGAAATGGTAGTTGAGCACAATCCTTCAGATCAAACGGATCTGGAATACTAGGTATCCTAGGATCTTCCATTACTTCTTATCCTGAATAGGAGGAGAGTTGAGTTCAATTTCCTCTCTACGCTTCGTTAGCTCTGGGCCAAGTTCAATCTTCTTAACTGGTTCCTTCGGTTCTTTAACAGACAAGAGAGCAGGAGCAGTTACTTCAAAAGTCAAAACATTTGAATTATTCGGATAGTTCTCCACATAAACATCATGTGTGAGAGCTAAGGTTGTATCAGGAATGAATGTGAGTTCAGTAGGACTAACGAATGTACTAGTCTGAACTGCCCCACTCGCGCGCACTACTGAACTCTCACTGAATCCAGTTCCAATGACTGATACAGTTACAACCTCTTCCTGTACAGCGGTGGCGGGATTGAGTGAGGTGAGAACAGGTACACCAGGAGTACCAGTCAGGATAAGAGTAATAGCAGTGTATGCCTTCTTTGCAAAGGCTGAATCTGAACATGAGAGTTCTAGGATCTCACGTAGCCATTTATCCTGTTCAGGACTAACGACTAGGTTAGGCGAGTTTACTAGAACAGGATTCCACGGATCTTGATACAGGGGTACTTCAACTTCAGCTTTTGGACGCGCGCTAATAGAAGGGGACATATTGTCTCTCCATTCTAACTGAATCAACTATTCTTGAACCTGAATGAACTCAAAGGAACGCTCGTCCTTGAATTGAGGAGCGTAGATTACGAACTGAGGCTGTTTATTCTGATTCTCTGTACCGGGATCTATCTGCTTCTCAAGATTCTTGATAATGACAGACATATCCTTAGCGATCCCACTTAACTTATCAGGATCGGTAAAGTCTAGCTTCTCTTGGGTAATACTAGATAGAGCAGCGTTGAGGGTCTTACTCGCCTTACCGATGGCTCGCTGTCTAGCTTTATTGATGTGGGAGATAATACTGGGCTTTGGCTCTGAGTAGGATGCTGTTGATGTAGCACCCTTTGTGTATGCAGAGACAGATGAAGGAGAAATGCCAAAGTCTGCGGCAAGCTGCAACGCGGACTCACGCCCATTGAGTAATGCATCTTCTCCAATAATGGCTCGGAGACTATCGGGTACGTTGACATCATTCTCTTTACGTCCACGTTTAGGTATATCCTGAATGATAGGCCCCTCATGTACCTCTTCTTTCTTCAGAGAATCAATAACAGAAGAGGGAGGTACAATCAATTTGACAGGAGAATATGATTCTATCTCTCTACGGAGATCTTCGTCAGAGACAATTCCAATAGGCATAATTACACTTATCCTAGAATATGAAAACAATTAATTGTGTAGGGATGGGCCGAATAAGGCCGTGAGAATCATCTCACAAGATAGGTTGAAAGTCAAGGACTCTAAGTCGTTTCGTATCAACGAGTTAGAGTCATCGTGTAGATTTTACACTCTCCGATTAAAATTATTTTTTTTCTACAATTTTTTAGGGTCCCCTATTATATAATTTGGTCTGACACACATTATTTCTATGAGGCCGCCTTGAGCAACGGTGTAACTTTTACATACACCATGGGTAGTGGGTAGACCGGTCGGTCTACACCATATATGGTAGAAAAGTTACATGCCGGCCACCCCAATATCTTGTGGCCAGACCGAGCGGTCTACCCCATATCTTGTGGTTGCGCGGATTATCTGTCCATGAGACTATTGACTTGTCGATGTCGCAACCGCCGAAAGGCCGTGAACGACTAGACGAGGCGAACGAAGGACCGAACCGGCGGACCCCGGCAAGTGTTCCACGTGGAACATGAGGATAAGATGGAAAACAAGACTGGTACAAGCGAATGCAAGACTGCACACGGTCGGCCGATTACCTCGTACAAGGACAAGGACGGCAACCCGCTGGAAGTGTTCACGTACGAATTCACGTACGACGCCTATACCGAGGACAAGGATGGTGAGGCCGAGCTGGTCAAGGACAACAACCAGCTCACCTTGCTGGAGCAGTTGAAGGTCCGCAACGCAGAGCGTGTCAGCAACGCGCGTGCCAAGCAGTTGGCCCTTGAACTGACCAGTCGCGGTGTGGTCAAGCCTGATGCCAAGAACGATCCGCAGGTACTTCTCAAGGACATCTTCGACAAGCTGATGATTACCAAGCTGTATGACGTCGAGGGTGCTCGCAAGATGGCCACGCAGGTGACTGGTATCGAGTGGGCGGTCTAGCCTGAACAACCAAGGGGACGGACTCAATATCCGTCCCTTCCTTTCTCACACTGATAATCAACTGGAGTTCACATGTCCCCACACCAGCTATCCGCGTTGTTCCTCACGTTGTCCGTCGCAGACTTTCGCAAGGTGAAGAAAGTCATGCGGACCCTTGGTTCCCTCGGCGTGTACGACTTCGACTCAATTGTCGAGCAGGTTGTCCTCGGCATCGCTCGCAAGAATCAGGATGCTGCTGACGCGCGTAGTGAGAACGCCCGACGCAGGTTCGCCTAGAGGCCCAGGTACTAGCCGGGGAGCAGTCAGCCCCGGTTATCTCGCGTCCGTCCCGCCAGTCCGCCTGTGCGACTTTTGTAACCCCGCCTGTGCGACTTTCAATCCAATAGTCACGCTACGCTAAAATTATTGCCTGTGCGTCTTTCCCAGACACGCACTTGGGCATAAACGCGCGTATAGTCCGCTTCGCTTCGAAATTATGCCTGTGCGCAATCTCTAATAATAAAGTGTCTGTGTGTATGTGTCCATGTCTTTACCGGATAGGGCACCCATCGTCCTCTAAAGGGGACAACCTCGAAAACGATAAAGGAAACTTCTTTTTTTTTTTTTTTATTTTTTTTTAATTTATTATTGTTTTTGGCGCGTCAACTGTGTAAACTTTACACTTGCGTGCCCGATTGACGTATGATACACTGACACACACGCGGGGACACTCCACACACAGAGTGTAGACCCGGAGGATGAGAATAAGATAGTCAATAATGGAGAGAAAATCATGGCCAAACACGCGCACAGGATTATGTTACACTCCAAGAAGACGTGGAAATGTATGTTACCAGGATGTAGCTGGTTCGTACATACGGGCTTAGAGTTCACTATTATTGGAAAGAGAATCATTTGTTGGGAATGTGGTGAAGAGTTTACAGCAGATCAATCACATCTCAATGAAGCACGTAGAGGTGATGATATGCCTCAGTGCGGATGTACTAAGGGTAAACTTTCTAGTAGTGAGGTAGTAGACTTTGAGGAGCACATACGCAGATTAACTGTGCAGAGTAAGTTGAAGGAAATAGTTTCAGTACCAGATGAGGAAGACGAGGTAGAAGTAATCGAAGCAGAGGAATCACACGCGGCCGATTGTATGGCCCCGTATGGTGGAGATTGTACCTGTAAATGAGTCGAGTTGTGATTAACCGAATGTAAGAGTTGAGATTACGATAATCGGGTTGGGGCGTTTTGCCCCACCCCCACATCTTGTGGCCTTTAAGACGCAAAGCACTTTCCGCCGGCACATTTTGTGGTTGCATCCTGTGGTATAATGGAGGCCGGGCCAACCCCACCACCGATTATCTGTCTCACAATGATAATCGTAGTAGTTTACACGCCCTACCTGCAACGGGTAGGCATTCCGAAAGGACGTGATATGAAGAGGTTCTTCTGCACAGTCTGTAAGAAAGTCAAGAGGGTACGCAAGTATCCTACTAACGTAGTGTCTGTACACGCGGATGACGTATTCGCGCGTCGTGGTAGTTGTGATAAGCATGATGTGGTGAAGTCTAGCTACATGAAGGCTCATGATGTTGAGCCAGTTGAGTTGAATATGCTTCGTCGTGCTAAGAGGGGAGCATAACTAATGACGCCAGTAGCTAAGGGCGAATGTGAGATGTGCCCTACTGACACGATAGTTGACTTGTTTGTGGTTCCGGGGTCCGTGTTCCGGCTCTGTGCCAAGCACTATCAGGATGAATTCAACGCCGTAGAGTCTAGCAAGAAGATTAATGTAGTTGCTGACTCTCTGAAGAAAATCGACAATACGCAGTTGAAGGCCGATATTTACAACGCGGCCACTACTTCGTTTGTTGAGTTGCACGCGGCTATTCAGCATGATGAGACGATTCCTGCTGATAAGAAGAATGAAGTCCTTGTGCAGACTGTTGGGAAGTACATCACGGGATTCACCGAGGCTATCTTCTCTCTTAATGAGCAGAAGGTAGCTAAGGAGAATGAGCGTGAAGGTTGGCGTCAGGCTACTGTGGACTTCATCGCCAAGCTGCGTACAGAAGAGCGTGAGAAGTACGCGAAGTTCAATGTCACATACGCGCCGCCGGTTGTGACCAAGAAGGCTATCAAGGGTAGCTCTAAGGGCGCGCCCAAGACTACGGCCAACAAGCAGCCAAAGGTCGTGGTGAAGATGCATGACCTGAAGATTGCAGCTATTAAGTATGGCGTGGCAATGTCCACCCTACAGGGTATCTGCGAACTCCGTAACATCGACGTGGACACCGCTGGCAAGATGTTGTCGGCTGCATTCGGTAAGACTGGTACTGATCAGTAGTTTAAACTGTCACGACAATCCGCAAGGACGCGACAATGACTGTTAAAGAACTGAAAGACATATTGGACGCGTGTAACGACACCGCAGAGGTGATTGTACACACGTCCACTGGTCTGCAAATCCTCAAGGACGAGCAGGTCTATCAGTTGTTTGACCTCTCTGATAATGGCACTGTTATCTTCAGTGTCAGGGATGTAGAGGCGAACAATGGATAGATCACAGGCTACACGCATCCTCAGAGATGAGCTGAATAAGTTTGGTTTAACCGATTGGAATGTACGGTTGAATCAGAATGCAGACTCAAAGTTTCTGGGACTCTGCTCCTACAAGGACAAGTGCATTATCTTGTCCGCACACCACATTGATATTCATCCTGATCCGGATGTTATCAATACCATCCGTCACGAGATTGCACACGCGCTAGTGGGACCGGGCCATGCACATAATAGTGTGTGGGCAGCCAAAGCGCGTGAAGTTGGCTGTGACAACACGATGCCATGCTCTAATCTGTCACTGTCACCGGATATCATCGACGCTATCCGATCTGGTGCAGAAGTTGAAGTGACGTTCGATGAGCAGGTTATCCGAACTCCGAAGTACACTGTCACACGCTTGCAGGATAAGTGCCCGATGTGTGGGAAAGTGGCTGTCTCTAAGAAGGAGACACTACTTGTCAATCCCAATCCTGACAAGCCTGACACAAAGCTGATTCAATTGGAGTGCGGACATATGGTTGTCCGCCTCTTGCCGAAGGGTACACCATTCCATAACTTCCAAATGGGTGGTGATCCTAACTGCGCGCATGAGTGGGACAAGAATAACTGTCTCAAGTGCAACAGGAAGCGTCCGTATCAGTTCCAGCTAGAGGGAATGGAGTTCCTTGAGGCTGGTCTGTCCATCAACAAGGGTGCTGCTGTATTCGATGAGATGGGGTTGGGTAAGACTATTCAGGCTGGTGGATTGGTTTTCTTCCATCCTGAACTGACTCAGCCATGTCTCTGGATGGTCAAGTCTGCTCTCAAGTATCAGACTGCATCCTTTCTGATGAATTGGTGCGGTGGTGAGCACGTTCCTCAGATTATCGAAACGTCCAAGGATTATCTGTATCCACCCTATGACCCTGCTACTGGACGCGGGATCAGGCACTATATCATCGGATACGACATGCTAGTACAGAAGTCGCGTACGATGAAGTCTACTGGCAAGGTTGTAACGAGTGGATTTGATATCACTCAGTTCGACCGTGTTGGAATCAAGTGCGTAGTGCTGGATGAATGCCAGCAGATTAAGAACGTGGATTCCAGTAGGACGCAGATGGTTCGCAAGGTAGTAAAGGACAGGAAAGTGATTGCCCTGTCTGGTACGCCTTGGAACAACCGTGGTAGTGAGTTGTTTCCAGTTCTCAACATGCTGGCTCCGATGAAGTTCTCAAGTGCGGAGAATTTCAAGCGTCAGTGGGTCCACTATTACTATCAGGGAGCATTCCTGAAAGAGGGTGGAATCAAGCGTATCGACCAGTTCAAGGAATACACGAAGGATATCTGTATCCGACGTGAGCGTACTGAAGTTCTTCCTGAACTGCCGCAGATCAATCGGACCAAGCTGAATGTGGTCATGGATGACACGCAGGAAGCTATCTACGACGAGGCTGTAGCACAATTCGTAGAGTGGTTTGAGAATCAGAAGGAAGAGATTAGTGGGATGCATATTCTTGCTCAGATGAGTAAGATGCGTCATCTCGCTGGTCTTGCCAAGATTGAAACCACGAAAGAGTACGTGGATGAATTCATGGAGAGTACAGGTAGGAAGCTGGTAGTATTCGCGCATCACAAGGATGTGCAGGCTATCCTGTACGAAGAGTTGAAGGAGAAGTTTGGTAGTCAGTTCCCGGTATTCTCCATGAATGCTGGTCTGACTGGCGAGCAGAAGTTCAACATGTGTGAGGAGTTCAACAAGCTGCCACAGGTAATCATGGTGGCTAGTGAGTTGGCTAGTGGTGAAGGGCTGAATCTCCAGACGTGCTGTGATTGTATCATGCACGAGAGACAGTGGAATCCAGCCAAAGAGGAGCAGTGTGAAGGTAGATTCATTCGTATTGGTTCTGTTGCGGACCATGTGAATGCTATTTACACGAACCTCGAAGGTATCACTGCTATTGACGCGCAGTTCGATAACATCGTCGAACGGAAGCGTATTCAGTTCCACAACGCCATGAATAAGGGCGAGGCTATTAAGTGGAATGAAGATAGTCTGATGAAGGAGTTGGGCCAGACTATTGTGAATGCGTACAACGCCAAGAAGAATCGTCAAGTACTGGCGAAGGTGTAGTAAAAGTAGTGGGGAGAGAGGCTAGCACAGCTCTCTCCATCACTAGTCAGATCCACTCGAACGAACTGTGCGCTTTTCGTAAATTGAAGGAGTTGAAGTGATCACTAACAACAAGTACAACGTGGTACTTGAACTGGAACCTGAGGATGTTCTTGTCCTCACGACTCTCATCGCCACATTCCGAGATACTCTGAAGGCTCTGGATGTAGAAGTACCTGTTGAGATGCGCGCGCGTATCATCAACATCCTTCAGAAACTGACTGCTGAACTGCATGAAGTACTAGGGGAGGATAACTAGATGGTATGGGATCCTGATAACGCGTGGGAAGACGAGCCGGACTTTCGTGATGAGCGGGAGAAGATTTCCCGTAAGCGTGGCTCAGTGATAGGAACTCCTGAACAGAGAGTACAGAAGACGTGGAATGGAATTCCCGTCAAGAGTATGGAGTCGAGCCACATCATCAATTCGATTCTGTATTGCGAGAAGAAGTATGCGGACGCACTCAGGAATTTCCGTGAGTGTTACGGATTGGAAGCTGCGTTCTACTTTGCAACCGTGTTCGAGATGTTCCCTGAGTATGTCAATCTGCAGGACGAGTGGAAGAGGAGACTAGCGTAATGACTGAACAGCTTGCGGGACCGATCACCAGCAACGTCACACTCATCAAGAAGTTCTTTGAATTGGGTGGACGCAAGGTGGAGATGGCTGAAATGAAGGCTCTCTCCGCTGACGATCGGGAAGAGTTGGGCAAGTTGGCTCGTGAGGCTCTGGCCAAGATCGAGAACAAGTAGTTTGTAGGTCGAATCCCAGCTCACTAGTAATCCCCCCGGTTATTAGTGAGCTGCATTGGACCTATAACCTGCAAGGAACTGAAATGAAATACGACGAGTATAACGTCACACGCGGAGTGAAGGAGAACGGAGAGAATCCGGGCTATTTCTATGCTCCGTGTGGTGTATGTGGACGTAGGTTGAACGTGGGTAACTATCCTCCCGTCATCATTGAGGGAAGACTTGAAGTGTTGTGCTATCACCCCTGTAAGGAGACTAAATGAGTGTAACTACTGAGGAAGTCATTTGGATTCTCGTCCGTTACATCATGGGCGAGGAGAAGAAGACTCAAGAGGAAGTTGTGAAGATGCTTCTCAAAGAGGCATTGATTGGGCGTGGTCTACTGAAGCCAATGGAGAAGAAGTAATGGAACTGTTTAATGTAGTGCAGTTCTTCGAGGACGGTAGTTATGAGTACGTCCGTAAGAATGTAACTGCCAATGAAGCAGTGAGTGCGACACAGCACTACACTACGTCAATCGGCGCGCAGTTGGGTACTACTGTGCGTGTCATCATCACTGACATGATGGACTGCATTGCGTTTGAGTGGGAGAAGGGTAAGATTATTTTCCCCACTCAGCAGACTATGGACGAGGTGATGGATAAGGTGGAGAAGAACTAATGCCACAACGAATGCCTAGACTGACTGGTGGACGCCGCCCCTATTACACTGGAGCGGATGGACAGATTGAGCGAGCTATTGAGAAGGAGTGTGAGCGTTATGACATCAGTAGGTCACTGGTGATTCGTAATGCACTCGCCTTCACCTTCGGTATCGACCTGTACGCATATGAGAGCAAGAAGCCAAAGATTAGGAGAGTGAAGTGAGTAAAACTTGTCACTACTGCAAGGAGAATACTCATCACGACATTCTCTTTGAGGGTAAGAATATACGAATGGTCCAATGTGAGAAGTGTCTCAAGAGGACCATAGAAGAAAAGAGGGTGAAGTGATTCTATTCGCACTCACACTCCTGTCGGCTCTGTATTTTGTAGTGTTGTTCACGTTCTTCTGTTGGCTTGCGTGGGAGATGCTGTGGCCGTCGAACTATTAGTACCGAAGAAGAATGTCATTATGGACGCTACTCTCTTGTCGAGTCTGATGAGTTGTGGCCGATATCATGACCTTCGATTCAACCATAGGCTAGTCTCCCAACGTGGAAGAAGTAACTCTCTCGAAGTAGGTTCCCTTATCCATAAGGTGCTTGAGGTATTCTATCAGCATCAGATTAAGGGATTCCCACGCGCGGAGTGTATTGGAGCTGGCCTCACTGCTGGTCAGATGTTCGTAATTGGTTGTCCAAAGTGTGCTGGTTTCGTGTCAGAAAATGACAGTAAACCAGAATGCGGACACGATATCGACGAATATCCTGGTGTGACTAATACACCTGAACAGAGTGTCAAGTTTGAAGTAGGCTGGCGATTCGCACTCGACACATGCCAGCAGTATTTCGACTTCTACAAGAACGACTCATTTATCCCACTCGCCTGTGAGACAGTGAAGGGCGAAATTATGTATGAGGATGATGAGATCCGCGTGTTGTGGAAGGCGAAGTTGGATCTGGTAATCGACAATAGCCAGATTGGTATTGTGTCGATGGACCACAAGACGTTCAAGCAGCGTCGAGATAAGTCCACGCTGTCTAATCAGTTCTTGGGTCAGTGTCTCTTGCTCAAGGCGCGTAATGTCATCGTCAATAAGATTGGTCTACAGACCACATTGAAGATTGACGAGAGACTAACACGCGAGGTGATTAGTTTCAGTGCAGATAGACTCATTGAATGGCAGCAGGAGATTCTTCCTTACTATGCCTACAAGTACATTCAGTACAGTGAGTCTGAATATTGGCCGCCTGATTACACGCACTGCGACACGATGTACGGTCCATGCGCGTATAAGCAGGTATGTGAAGCCGATAGGGGGATGAGAGAGGAAGTGTTGCGTAACAACTACGTGATGGCGCCTGTGTGGGATCCACGTAATAAGGGAGAAGATGGATGAGTCTAACCAGAGCTGAATGGCTCAAAATGTGGCGTTCATTACGTTACATTGAAAAGTACATAACTGCGCGTGAGATTCCTCGAACTGAAGTATTTGGTAAGCAGAATCGCATAGAGGTCATCGAGGAAATCGACAAGATCAAAGAACAGATTCAGTCCGTAGTTGGACAGTTGGAGTAGAGATGAAAGTCAGAGAACTACTCGCACAGTTGAATGATTTAACTGTCGGTTCATTGGAGTTGGAAGTATACATCGACGTTGAGGGTGACGAGTACAAGGAGATGGAACTCGTACCTATCGCTGAGGATGAAGATGGAGAGGTAATTGGCTTCGTTGTCTGTGAATTGAAGGACGTTGCAGATGATGGTGAGCCAAAGCAGTTGAGTCTTCCCTTCGATAAGGAAGAGATACACTAATGCCTAATATGGCTGGTTGTCTCATCGACCACCTATACGTGATGATGAAGGGTGAGCCTGGGTTGCGTAAATCTACGCAGGCTCTCTCATTCCCTGGTCCACAGTATTGGTTCTCGTGGGATAGGAAGATGGATAGTATCATTCTGCCCATGAAGAAGTGGGGAATTGATCCTAAGACTATCAGTTACGATGACTATGATGATTGGACTGCGGGTAAGAAGAAGCTAGAACAGCTTCAAGTAAATTGTCCGTACAAGACCATCGTCATTGATTCTATTACTAGCATGGCGGATATGACTCTGCGTCAGACCATGAGGATTAAATATGGTACGACGAAGGGGTCAGGTGCAGCCGCTGGTAAGTTGGTTGCAGGAATTGCAGTCAACGAGATTGAGGATTATAACGCCGAGTCAAGCGCGCTTCAGGAATTGATTGCGCTGACGAAGGATATTCACAACTTCCATAAGGTGAATATAATCCTCATTGCCCATGTAGTGAAGGCAGAATACCGCGACACTACGAAGAAGACTACGCACATTTCCAGGCAAATAGTTACAGCTGGGAAGAACGTAGCCGCTAAGATTCCTGCTTATTGTGGTGAAGTCTATCACTTCAACATCAAGCAGGGATTTATTGAGGGAGCTGGAGGTGACTATAGCCTACTGACTACGCACACGGGTGATGACTTCGCAAGAACTGCACTCGAACTGGATAAGGAAATCGTGTTTGGAGACAAGCCCATCTACGACACCTATATCCGACCAGCCATCACCAAACTCAACGCAACCAACAACGTAGTAGCTAAGTTCTAGTAATTCAGTTTACTAGAATTGGAGAACAGAAGTGCCTATCATCAGTTTTTCAGAGAAGGATCTTCTCCGCGGTAAGATTGTGGAGCCGGCTTGGTACGTTGTCACCATCAATGCAGTGGGCGAAGCACCGTCCAAGGCTGGTGACTCCACGAACTACCCTGTGGAAGGAGTCATTGTCAAGAATGCTGACAATGGTTCTGAGGAGTTCGCTGGTGTTCCTCTGGACTGGATGTTCAACAACAAGGCTATCAGTTTCGCAGCTGGATTCCTGATGGCTTTCGGAGTTGATGTCAAGTCTGGTGCGCGCTTCGATCTCAACAACGCTGTGGGTAAGCAGATCGAAGTGTTTGTGGAGAACGACACGTGGCAGGGACGCATGCTTAACCGCGTCAACCACAAGTATCGTGCTCTGCGTGGCTAGTTTGTAGTTTCCTGTCTTGTATGGCAGGTTGTGTGAATGCTTGTGGGTTGCGGTTAACACGTAAAATGACGGAACCCTCACTATTTTGGCTGACTCAGCCCATCAATTGGAGAGTATATGAATCATTACGACGAGTTTGAAGATGTACCACCCTATCTGATGGCCGATGACACGGATCCCTCTATCATTCCTGATCCTGACGTGGACGATGAGGACAAGTTGGATCCAGACGATGAGGTTAGCATCGAAGAAGTTGTGGAAGAACTTCACAAGGATGATCTAGAGGACGAGGAGAACGACGATGAGTCTGAAGCGGAAGCCGATGAAGACGACGCAGAAGATGAAATCGACGAAGAAGAAGCCGACGACGAAGATGTTGACAGTTAGAACGAACAGGATTCATTGGATAGACTCTAACGATGCAGAGGTGTCAGCCTTATCTAATAAGCCTGACTAAGTTGCTGTTAGAGCGAGTCTGATGATAGAGGGGCTATCCAATACTTCCGTTACAGGGCGGATGCCAACGGATAGTCCCTCGCTTTTTATGCGCAGTTAACTCAACAGTAAAACACGGGGCAGAAATGGAAGAGACTACGGAGCGTAAAGTAGTAGGTCGGGTAATCAAGGTTCATAAGACTGGATGGGGGTTCATTAGTTCACGAGATATCGAGTTCACTAGAATCTTCTTTCATTGGACTGCATTGAGACAGGACACTGTTAAGTTCCCTGAATTGAAGACTGGTAACTATGTCGAATTCACGCCAGTAGAGATTCCTGGTAAGGGATTCAGAGCTGTGCATGTGCGCGTAGTTCCGAAGCCTGAGGTGAATGATGGAACAGAAGTCATTGAATATCCCGAAATCGAAGATGAAGTGTCCGAATTGTCAGAATCAGAGTGAAGATTTGTTAGACCTGATATACACAGGTCCAACGTGTTACAGATACTATTGTGCCGTTTGTGGCAAAACTTACGAGGTAAAATATGAGCTACCACAAGGTAATAGCAACTGAGTTAGTCAAGGAGTGGAGTGTTAAAGAACTAGATGCTTATCTCACTCAACTGAAGGCAAGACACGCGGAAGAGGGTGAGTGGATTAGGACTGTTCAGGAGATACGCAGAAAGCTAGTTAAGAAGAAGACTACTCCGGAGAATGGACCCAGAGACGGGAGATAACAAGTGAGTGAAAAGAAATATGTTCCCGGTATGGGTCCAATAGGCGCTAAGTTGGTCATACTGGGAGAGGCCCCATCATATGAGGAAACGGCTAAGGGTCAGCCGTTCATCGGTCCTTCTGGTAGAGAACTAGACAGATTACTCAAGGATGCGGGGATGCATCGGGGTAACTGCTGGATTACGAACGTGTGTAAGTACGAAGTCCCATCTAATGCAGTAAGAAAGAAGCTACCATTTCACATACGCGCTCGGAATGCGGGTATTGACATGGAACAGCAACTAGCTGAGCTAAGGAATGAAATTAATGACGTCAAGCCTAACACAATATTGGCTCTCGGTGGGACTGCTCTATGGGCGTTGTCAGGAAAAGATAAAATTAGTAAGCATCGAGGATCTATCATGTGGGGGATGGGAACTAAGTTTGTACCCACCTATCATCCCGCGCATCTGTTACATAGTGCTAGTGGTGGGGAAATTAAGGGGTACTGGAATCGTCAGGTAATGATCTTCGATTTCAAGAGAGCATACGATGAATCAGCCAGTCCAGAGTTGCAGCTGCCAAGTCGTGTACTACATATCGCCCAGAACAGTGGGGAGTTATACCAGTTTCTTGATAGATACAGAGACTCCAGGAAACTCTCTGTCGATATCGAAGCAGGAGGGCACTGTCTTCCTATATGTATTGGACTGGCTTTCAACAAGAACCACGGTATTACTGTTCCTCTGTGGAACGCGGATAATATTAGTCACATACCAACTGCCGACCTAGCTAGCATGTGGGTTATGCTGAGCAAGGTACTAATGGAGAAAGACATTGTCGGACAAAACTTTAATTATGACCGGGATAAGATTCGGCGTCTTGGCTTCACCATACGACGGATACACTCGGATACTATGCTCAAAGCATTCGCCATTAACCCTGAGCTTCCAAAAGGACTCGCATTCCTCACGAGTATCTATACACGGGAACCATTCTACAAAGACGACGGTATGTATGAAGGGAGTTACCGAGATTTATTGCTTGGCTGCGCACGAGATGCTTGTGTTACTTACGAAGTAGATGAGGCGATGGATGCGGACCTAGATGAGTTGGGAGTGAGGAAGTTCTACGAGAACTTTATCATGACTCTCCCTGACTTCTATGCCGAGATTGAGCAGAATGGATTCTACGTTAACGAAGACAAACGAAGGGAGCTGATTACAAAGTATGTCCAATGGGATGAGAGACTCGGATTTGAAATGCACGAAATCGCGGGAATTGATGTTAATCCCAACTCTCCTCCGGCTGTTCATTCTCTTCTGTTCGATCTGTGGCATCTGCCTCGCCGTAATGGAGTGGGTGAAGAGGAACTAACTGCACTACTGAATCTAAAGAATGGGGTTAAACATGTGCCCTATAGGAATTGGATTGAGAAGTGTCTGGAACGGAGACGTGTACGTAAGACTATCTCCACGTATCTCCTAGCTATTCCAGATTATGACGGGCGCATGAAGACTACTACTTACATGTGTCTGGAGACTGGTCGTACCTCAACAGGCCAGCAAGACCCACCCACACGCCCGCTAGTAGATACAGTAGGTAAGGGCAAAAAAGCTGATATGAAGCCTCGTGGGGCCGCGTTCCAAACACTCACCAAACATGGTGATATTGGACCGGAAGTCCGAAGTATGTATGGACCTGGCCCAGAGGAAATATTTGTGCAACTGGATAGTTCTCAAGCGGAAGCGAGAGTAGTATTCAACCTAGCACTAGATGATCAAGCATTGAGGGACATAGATGAACATGACTACCATGCTCTCACAGCTAGTTGGTTCTTTGGTGGCACTGAAGAAGACTATTCTAAGAAGGTGCTGGGGTACGAGTCTCCCATACGGTTTGCAGGGAAGACTCTACGTCATGCGGGCCATCTTGGAGCTGGAAAGCGACGAGCATCTGTTGAACTTAACACGCAAGCAAGAAAATTTAAGATACCGATTACAATTGATGAAGGACAAGCCGATAGAGCACTCAGGATCTTCCATGCGCGGCAGCCTAAAATCCAACAGGTCTTCCACGCAGGAGTCATTGAAGCTCTTAAAGAGACACGTCAACTAGTAGCTCCATTACCTTGGGGGATTGATGCAGATAGAGGTGGTGTTCGAATATTCTACGAACGATGGGGTGACGACCTATTCAGAGAGGCATTCTCTTACATTCCCCAGCGAGCAGTCACTGACAATACCAAAGCAGCTGGAATACGGATCAAGAAGCAGCGACCCTACGCGCGTATTATACTTGAGGCGCATGACGCTCTCTTGTTCGCCATACGACGAGAGTACCTCGATGATTTTATCCCAGTAGCTCAAAAGGAGATGGAGCGTCCGCTTAATTTCACTAACTGTTCACTAGTGCGTAGACTATTGAAGATACCATGTGAGGTTGAAATCGGTGAGAACTATCTGGAATTACACAAGTTTAAGGAAGCGGTTAAGGTGGTTCCTCCTGAGCCTGTTAGGACTCGACCATTAACTATAACTGAGCAATTCACTGTGAATGATGAGATGGTGAGGCAGGATCACTATGATAAACTAGAAGAAGCTAGGTACAAAGCTTCTCAAAAGGATATTCCGTTCTAGGAGTAGAAATGACATGGCTGGACACACTGTTGCATCAACACAGCGAGTTAGAAAGCCCCACGAACTTCTGGTTATGGGGTGGCATAGCAGCCATTTCCGCTGTTGTTAAGGACAATGTCTGGCTAGATCGCCAGATATACAATCTCTATCCCAACATCTATGTGATGTTCCATGCTGAGAGTGGATTGAAGAAAGGTCCGCCTATCAGTATGGCTAAACAGCTAGTGCGTGGAGCAGGGGGGACGCGCATAATCTCGGGTAGGTCTAGTATACAAGGGATATTGAAGGAACTAGGAACTGCGCAAACGGAGAAAGGTGGACATGTAATCAAGACATCGTGCGCGTTCATCTGTTCGTCTGAGTTAACTAGTTCCATTGTAGAGGATAAGGTAGCTACGGATATTCTGACTGACCTATACGACAGACAGTATAACGTAGGAGAGTGGCGAAGTCTACTGAAGATGGAATCCTTTAACCTGAAGGATCCTACCATCACTATGTTAACCGCAACAAATGAGGCGCACTCTAGTGACTTCTTTGGTAAAAAGGATATACACGGCGGTTACTTCGCGCGTACGTTCGTTATATCAGAGAATAGGAGAAATAGAGCTAACTCGCTTCTTGTTCCCCTAACTAATCCTCCTAAGTATGTCGAGCACATAGACTACTTGAAGGAATTAGGTAAGTTGAAGGGATCATTTGCACCACTAGCCAAGAGAGAACAGGATAACAATGGATACAGGTTTCCACGTAAAGAGCCAGTGACAGGTGAGACTAACTACTTCACTGAGGCGGGTGTAGTCTATCAGCAGTGGTATGAGAACTTCATTAATGAGGTGCTGACAGATGACTTGAAGGATGAGACTGGTACGTTAAACAGATTTGGTGACTCTGTGTTAAAAGTGGCCATGCTTCTGGCTTTATCACGGAGTCCAGAGCTTTACATAGACCCTGAATCCATGCAATCAGCCATAACATACTGTGAGAAGCTGGTCGGCAATGTACGTGAGATGACTCACGGTAAGAAAGGCTTATCAGAAGCTAAGAACATCAAGAGTCTGATAATAGCCGAATTGTTTGGGCGAGACACGCATCAAATAAGCAGGGCTATGTTGTTGAAGCGTATGTGGGCACACTACAAAGAAGCCAATGAGTTGGATGAGATTATGCTGTCATTTGATCAGGCGGGTATGATCAAGACAGAGGTGATAGGCAATCAGATTATTTACAGGATGCCTGATCTGATTGTGCAGGAATACAAGAAACTATACGCGGGGAAGGGCCGCTAATGACTTGTCCATCATGTGACGGAACCGGGATTGTAGAAGATCCTCAACACGGACACACACTACGATGTGAGAGATGTGGTGGTACTGGAGAGGTGAAAGAAAAGTAATGTTGATACCAAGACCCACGCACAATGACTACTGGGAAATTACTCCTATCGAGCCGACCTACTCAACAGGAGAGGACAATAGTAGACATTGCGCGTGGGTCAAATGGTTCTTTGAGCAGACTCCTTGGGTGTGTCCTGTGTGTGGAGCCAAGATAGTCTACTCATGCGATTACTGCGTGTGTTGCAAGTTCAAGTATCACAGACACACGCCCAGACCTACCGCCACTTCCCCTTGTAAGGCTCCGGCAACTGGTTAGGATCTTTCTCTCCCCAGTTCCAAGGCATCATCTTCTGTAGTCCCTCGTTGCCTTCGTACACATAATCATACTCTTTAGGAATGAACTTAGCTCTAGACTCATTCCTCTCGTAGATCTGTGTACCATCACCGATAGCTGCCTGAATTCCGAATGGTACAAGTAGCCAAGGTTCTTCCTTGGCAATTTCTACCACATCCTGGAAGAACAGAGGTACAGCTAACTGGATAATACGATCTCCTACATGGAATGGATTGTTCTTATCCGCGGTGGCAAGGTCTATCGCAAACTTCAACATTGGTTCCGTCTTGTTAGTCATGAATCTAAAGAAGTTAAATCCATGAGTGTCACCTCGATACTCCTCACCAAATCTCTTGAATTCATCGGAGCTGGCGGTAGTATGTCCACCGTACCAGTGTCTACCATACAGTACAAGGAACTGAAGTAGACCCTGACCGGGATCAAGGCGCACGTTACCCATTCTATTCTTACCAAAGTCTGAACTAGTTACATTGAGGCTAATCTCATTGTCAATACCGAGAGCATCGGCACCCAGTTTATTTACGAGCATTGACGTAAACCATGCAGCTGCCTGACCTAGAGCAGATCGCATATACTGTTTACGCACAAAGGGACTAGCCATAACATACGTACCTGGATTAAGCATACGCACGTGACTAGCTGATAGTCCTGATGCGAACATAGTTCTATTCAATGCGTTCGCGTAGTTCTCTAGATTAGACTCATAATCCTTATGCCAAACCAAGTGAGTCTTCAATGGACCTGAACCAGTAGCAGTATTGATCCAGTCTCCAATCTCACGTGCGAACACGGGATTAGCAAATGGATTCAATTCAAATGCTTCCTGAGCAGTCATCTGCTGTGTTCTGAGTCCAGCTCTAACACCAGTAGTACCACCTCCTTGCTGTGTAATCCGCTGAATAGCATCACCTGACATAGCTACTAGGTTACGAGCCATGTTCTCAGCTACGTTAGTCTTAACAGTATTCAAGAAGGTAGTGTGCATTCTACTGGATACGCGGTATATCTTTCCGGCAACACCTGGCAATTCTTCCAACCATCGGCTAGCTACAGCCTGTGCGCGAGGTCCAATCTGATTACCACTAGCTAGTGTAAAGAGTTCAATCCCCATATCATCAGCTAGTGATGGTAGAGGAGCCCCTTGAGGATGCGCGCGTGTAGGCGCACCTACTGGATGCTGATAGATTAGACTAGCTCTATTTCGTGCATCAATTGCGTCAAATCCTGCCTGACGCGCAGACATAGGAATTTCCATTACAGCCTTCCAATATTCAGGTCGGGTAATCATACCCGCTCCCTGTCTCTTTAGGAAGGATACATCACCAGCAGTCATAGCATGACGAGGAACCTGCATAGCCTCGTCTAATGTACTATATGGTGCAGGCGGTGCTGGTGGTGTCGCTGGTGGATTCGTACGACTGGCAGGATTAACTCCACCCTGTCCCCATCCAGCACCACGAGCGGCATTTCTAACTCCCCGCCATGCTCTACCAAAGGGCATACCTCCGAAGATAGCACCAGTACTAGTACCACCTTCTCCCTTCTCATTCCAACCTTCCTCAAATCTCTTCAGTGTTTCCCTCATATCCTTAACCATAGTGTTAACCCAGTTATAGATACTAGATGCTTTAGACCTCTCAGTAAACTCTCTAGAGGCGTAAGGCATACCATTCTGACCGGGCTTAGTTACATCTATACTTATCTCATAGTTCTTCAAATAGGTGCGCATATCTACCAGTTGACGAGCCTGCGCAATAGTAATAGGTGCCTGGATTTCCGCCGTACCATTTCGAGTGCGTATCATTCCAGCCTGAAGTGCCTCATCAACAGTAGTACCTAGTGCTTGTGCAATATTCTCATGATTATCCATTTCTTTAGGAAGTTTTCCTAACATATCTCCTTCAGGTGTAATGAAGCGAGCTTCTCTAGGTATCTTAGTAAGTGGTAGTCCTTCTATAAATTTAGCTACAACAGGGTGATCAAATGGAAGCTTATCATACCAAGATGGAGCCTTGAATATTTCAACTTCAGGATCTGCAACATCCTTCCGTCGAATATCCTCAGGTTTAAACCCTGGTAGTATCTGCTGTTCACCTCGCATCATCCCTTCATTGGGGAAGTGTGAGTTCACCCACGTAGCGAGGGCTTCTGGTGTCATCCTCTCATCATGTGGCTTACCAACAGTTTCTCCATCAGGCAGAACAACATCTATAAATGCAGCTGCATCTCCCCTCTGGACGCGCAAATTGAGAACTTCACGCGCCTGTCTAATTGTGATAGGTCCTCTAGTTTCAGTAGTACTACCACTCACACGAATTACACCAGTCTTAAGGACCTCATCATGCTTCAACCCAATGTCTCTAAGGGCTTGCGCATGAATCAGTCGATCAGGCTTAGCTAGTCTAGTTCCATTTGGTGTGATAAATGCAGTCTGTTTAGCTGTATCAGCTACAGTAAATCCATCCCGCATAATCCGTTCTATTTCTTTTGCACGCTCTTTCTTTCCAGCAAGAGTGCGTGGAGCCTTAGACATATCTTCTTTGTACAACTCAGCTAGATACTCTTCACCTGTGGGTTTACGTCCCAGCTTCTCCTCTAGCTGGTTCCACAGGTCCATAGAACTACCTTCATCCCGTGTCATAGCACCGGGACCCATCTTCTTATTACCTAGTCCAATGTCA